CGTAGATATAGCACTAGCATCTAACGGTGAGCCTTGATTGTAAGTAGGAACAGAAACCATCAAACCGTTGCCATTTGGAAATATGTTTATTTTTCCATCTTGTATGTAATATACAGGGTCTGTATTGGTAGCAAACTCCATGTCAGATGAATCCTGAACCCTCCCTCTTTTGTAAGCAGGTATCTGTCTACAAGGCTGGTCTATTGTTCCATCGTTTTTCAGTACATACAATATCTTATGCCCTTCTGAAGTGGTAGTGCCGTCCGTAACAGTTGTTTCTTCTGCTATTCTTTCAAGCAAAGGTCGAGGCATAGCGTCAATCACTTGATTAGCGCCTTCTGTTATGAAGGTATCTAACGCTGTCTCATCGCTAAAAGTACCAATCAAGTCAACAACTTGTGCGCTAAATGTTGCCACTTATCTGTCCTCCCTTTGATTCTATGTCCTCTGCCATGGACATGGTTTTAAAGTTAATATGGTCTTTGCGAATGGCAGTTGCAAAACGACCATCCCTTATAATTGCAGCTGTACTGTACCTAGGAGGATGCGCTCTTTTACCGCACTCCCTACAATAAAACCATCCACCTTCATTTTCAGCTTCACAATGCTGACAGTTCATTAAGTTCCTCCGACAATTAATGTCATAATTCTATCACCATTTAATTGTGTGTGTGTGATAGATAAAACTTCATTATTGGTAGAATCTAAAGTAGCTACATAATCCTTGATATCCCTTGCCATAGTTCCTACTGCGCCATCTTCTTCTCCGGGATTACCGGGATGTATCATAACTTTTACTTTTAAATTACCATAAGCAGCCATAATTACTCCTGTTTTAAATGTTTAGGATATTCGGGGGCTACTCTTTTTCAGTAACCCCCACAGAATCCAAGTCTGTTACCCGTATTGTTTAGGGTTATGAAGTGGTTAATGCGTCATTGATACCTGACATCGCTTCTGCAAGATATTCACCACCAGCGTACATTATGTTAATGTAATCACCTTTTTGTGCTGAAGTACCAATTACAATATTAGATACCTGTGTACCTGCTGTAGAATTAGAAGCGTCACCACCGGGGTCTTTCATCACTAAACTAATGATTGCGCTACCTGCAGCTATAGTAATAGCTCCTGTTGGGGTCTCTTCCTCTACAATAAATTTGTAGTGGATACCATCAACTCCGGATGAGGCAGTTGGCAATGTGACAGAGTAAGCTCCACCTGCTGAACTTAGCATGAAGACCTTACCACTATCAGCGGCTGTTAGTGTACGAGCTACGGTGATTGGTTCTATCTTTTGTAGAAATCCACCTTTACCACTATTCTTTTCTCTTGTTGCGGCTCTCATTATTCATTACCTCCTAGATTATGGTGCTGTGTAAGCAGATTCAAAGTTAAACAATGCGTGTGCTTCTGGTAAAGAAACCTCTAAACCAGCTTCAGTCAATACCATATCTTTACGTAGGTCTTCATCAGCAGACTGCACATTAGTCATAATGTGTGTGTCTCTGTTTACACCGTTACCAACTAAAGGTCTGTAAGCAACTTGGTCCAAGTCAACCATAGCCATGAATCCAGCAGCAAAACCTCTAAATAAAGGTTCTTTTACTAGGGTTAGGTCACCATGAATAGTTTCTACTTTGACCACCTTATGTCCAAAAGAACCTTTCTCTTGTGACATCAAAGGATTAGCAGCAGAATGTACTGAAGATAAGAAAGTACCTGAACTTGCCATCTTGTTAAAGAATGTGATTACAGGTAATGAGCATAACGCAAGCTTTGCGCCAGCTCCACCACGTGCAGGGTCAAAGACAACTTCTAAGTCAGCTAGTAACGCATCGTAAGTGAACTGTGCGTCTGAGCGGGTTGAGAAGTATGCTTTATCCTGTGTGTAATCTAACTGAGCATTATCTTTAATTTGTGACTGTGAATTTTTCACAATACTTCCAATGATACCATCAGAGTAAGATATACCGTTTACGAGACCACCTTGACCGAAAAGCATAGCTCTTTCGATATCAACTTTGTGCTCACGTAATTTTAGGTTCCAGATTCTATCAAACTCACTAGCATATCCACGATATACAGTAGCTCTTGCAGTATTGGTTAGCTCACAAGAGGTTTTAAAGATTTGACAGTATCCGACACCGTTGTCTAAATGCTTTGAGAAAGAGTCTGGAGAACCAGTTCCTTCTTCAAATGCACTACCAATTACGGTACATAGTGTTTGGTCAGCAGCTCCGGTGGTTGAACCTGTTGCAGCAGACACAGTACGACCAGTAAATGTGGTTGTATCACCAGTGTCTACTGGAGAACTTTCTATTCTGACGATTGCGGTTTCTGGTTCGTTGGTTGAAGCATTAGTTTCACCAACAGCGAAGACCATTCCTTTTATAAGAAAGTCTACTGAACCTTGTGAAGTTCCAGCAGTTTCAACAGTATAAGTTAATGTACTGCCTGCAGCTGGTACAGTGTGAGCGGCTGCTAGACGAAAACTTCTATCTGTCATATCAATCTTGTTTCTGTCTTTCAACCATCTAAACTGTGGGTCATCCGTAGGGACTTTGGCTACCTTGGATAAGTATACAAAAAACGGCGATTCTTCTGGAGCGAGGTCTGCTACTCTATCACTAAAGTTAAACAGTCGTCTCGAAGGAATCGTGCTGTCTATAACTGCACCGGGGTCTCCAACCTTGAGTGGATGTGGATTATTAAATGTTGACATTTGTCATTCCTTCCATTATGTGATTAATTAAAGGACGCTATTTCGACTCCCAGCATTTACTATATTATCCCACATTTGATTCTCTGTACTCTTTGGTGAGCTTTGTGCACCACCTTGTAGTACTCCGGCTGTTCTAGGTTGTTGTTGGGCATTCTGTACTGCTTGGGCTGTCTCTGGAGCGTTACCTTTGTTTTTTACATCTCTGAATAGCTTGACAAGATTAGATAACCCTACAGATTCTTTGGGCTGAGTAACAAACCCCATAAACTCTTGAACGTCTCCATCCGAAAACTTATAAGTGTTTCTAAGCTCATTGACTGTATTGTTGTAGGTTATTTCTTCTTGCATCTGTCTCTTTTGTTGCGCCATCGCATTATCAACGACATCTTTGGCAAGCTGCATCTCTTGATTCAGCCTGAACTTAAAAGAAGGTGATTCTGCATTATAATACGCATCCCAAGGGTTAAAGTCTTCCGGTTTCAGACCCGGTTGACCTTGTTGTTGCTGTTGTTGTGGTTGTTGTGTTTGTTGTGGTGCATTGATATTTTCTTGAAGCATATTTACCAAATCAGGTCTTTGCTCTAATAATTGTCCAAGAGGCTCAAACTTACGTAGTTTATCATTCTCTGCTGTTGATTTATCATACATAGATTGAAATTTACGTGCTTCTACCTCCCATTCATTTACTGGAGTTGTTTCGCTTTCTACATTGACCTCTGGAGCATTGTAGTCTACAGCTTGCTCTACAGGTTGTTCAGCTTGTTGCTCATACTGAGCGTCTGTTTGTTCTCTTACTTCTTGTACTATATCAGCGCCACCATCTACCAAACCATCAGCGGTTGGTGTAGCCTCTACTTGTTGATTATCCATTATATTCCTTTCAGATGTCTCTAAGCTTCAGGAGCAGAACTAGCGTCTTTTCTAACATTCGCTAATTTCTCCGCTTCGAGCTTCACCTTTGATTGTAGGTTGTTTAGTTGAACTCGTCTATCAGCTTTGGCGTCCGAAGAGATATCTTTCAATCTAGTCTTGAATTTCTCGACTTCGACTTTCTTTCTATCACTTATGGACTCCCTTTGGGCAGTCTGGAGGTCGCCCTCCAAATTCTTAATTTGCTCGGTCATTGCAGCAATCTGTTGTTGTAATAACTGTCTTTCTTCTGTTCTTCTCATTACACCTTCCTTGTCAAATATCTCAGGATTCTTTTTGAGAACCTCTGTTCTATCTACGATGCCCATTCTAAATGCTTCCATGTATACACCAAGCTCTGCATACTTATTGGTTGGTAGCGTAGAACCGGGCTCAATTCTAACGTCATGCTGTTGTAAATTATGTTTTTCTTTTTTGATATCTAGTATTGCTCCTACCTTTTTATCATACATATTAATAGTTGCTTCTGTAATATCATTATTGGCTTCATTTAGCCTAAAAATCTTTTTATATGTGTAGTGACCTTTGGATAAGTTGTACAACACCTGTCCTAGTCTGTTGATACTAAACTCTATGTCTCTTAGTTTTGACTTTGGTCTTTCTGAACCTAGGGATATCATCCTTTCCGTAGCTCTTACTGTCTCTGGTGCCTTTTCTGCAAAACCGTGCATCATCTCAGGTAATCCAAATGTAAAGTCAATATAGAACTCACACTGTTGTATTAGTCTATAGAACTCAGAAGACAATGGCTGCGGAGCTGGAAAGTGTGGCTCACCCTGTGTACTATCTACTTCTATGACTGCGTTTGGATTTGCCCAATCTCTTTCTAGTTGACCAAGGTCTTCTACACTTCCTAATGGGACTAATAGCTTTAACCCTCCAGATGCTTGTGCGTGTGACAGTGCCAATGACCATAACTTATTTAAAAGCCTTTGCATGGGTCTTGCCCTTGATACATCTGACTTTGGATAAGGGGTTTCTGTAAACACATTTGGAAAGGGAACTATAGGGTAGTGGTCAGTATTCAATATAGTCTCATACAAAACAACTTGACCAATACTAGCACAAACCTTTACTCTAGTCTGTCTTACTGGTATAACCTCATATTGACCTGCTTCTATCTGTTCTCTATTGTTTTCAATAAACTCTGCATACTCAGGTTCACTCAAAATTACTTCTTCACCGTTCTGCATATCTATGATACGGTAAAAATTAACTTTAACCTTGTAGAATCTTTCTAGTATCTGATACTTTTGTCTTTCATAATAATCTAAATCCTTGACCTCAGAAGGAGTAAATATCTTTTTATTATTAGCATTCATTGCATCAGGATAATCTTCTTCAAGATAAGTTTCTAAATCCTGTATAATGCCAACTTGCATCTCTCCAGTCTCTGGGTCTTCTTGTTCTCCTAATTCAGGGTAGAGGTTGACGACCTGTTCACCGGTTAGTATCGTGGAAAGAATAATACTTTCAGCATCATCAAACCAACGATTTCGGGTGTTAGGAGAGGCATATACTCGAAAGGGATTTACATAAGTGAACTTGACATCACCTCTACCAAAATCTGATTCAGGGTCTACATACGAATACAAATAACCTAATCCGGTCGTTGCGTAATCGTGTATTGCGTGCTTTAACTGATAATCACCATTTGAGTTACCCCAGATATAACCCATGATAACTCTCCATATAGAAGCAATCTTTACATCGGAGTCTTCTCTAGGTGTCATGGTAAATGCTGGAGAACGTGAAGTTAAAACAGCTTTAAATTTTTCAATAGCTGGTCCAATCCTATCCATTGGTACATCAGCTTGGTTTCTTGATTGTAACTCATCTACTTCTTCTGTAGAGTAGTGGTTACCATGAAAGAAATCTATATCAAAACGAGCTTCGGTATCCCAGCTTTTTCTAGCATCTCTATATCTGCGATATAGTTCTTGGTTATAATCTGCTCTTTTATCTTTTTCTAATACCATTAAGTAGTCTCGTTTGCTAATCTTTGTACTAACAATCTATTTACTAGCCCTTTTACATTAGGATTCAAAGCACTTGGGCTAACTGCATTTTTCTTTAGCATAGAACTTTGTCTTCTAGACAGAGGAGTCTCAATCCCATACACAGGTAGTACTGCTTCTGCTAATTTTGGCACCATCATTTTTTGCTCAACTGTCATTCCATTTTCCATCTTAGAAGAATAAACATCTGGTTGTAACGCTGCCACTCTCCTGTCATTAGCCATGGCTCCCATCAAATTGTTATCAGAAATCATACCACCCTCTTGGGCTTTTGATAAATTTTTTGGAAAGTATTTGTCAAGTTCCTCTAATAAAGCATTGTAATTTATTGCG